CTACCCGGTGATTTCGCTGATATTCAGATCAGGAATCGCCTCCGACCAGACGATTTCGGCGTGGTCCTTTTGGTAATTCTTCGTCATGGTCTCGCTTGCGTGTCCGGCGATCTTCTGACCGTCCTTTCCGGCTTTCTGATACAGGTGCAGCGACAGCGCACGCACCTCATGGAAGCCCGGCATTTCCTCTTCCTTCCATCCCTTGTAACAACCCGCCGCTTCCCGGGCCTCTTTGAAGGCTCGCGTCAAATATCGCTCTTCGACCTGAGTCCAGTGGTCCTTCGTCTGCGCCTGCTTCTGCTTTTTGCGATCGGGCCTGCGGTGGATCAGGTACGGTGAGACGATGTCATCCCGGCAACGGCTGATCACCGCCTGGAGTTCTTCGGTCACTTTGAACCGGATCCACGCCGCGTCGCTGGCCTTGGCCGTCTTCTGCTGAACCACATACAAAAACCCTTCCCGAACACCATCGAACCGCATATTCAAGATGTCCGTCCGGCGCTGCGCGGTGATCAGTGCCAGGTCGATTGCGTTCTGCAGCCAGAACGGTGACTTTTCCCGAATAGCCTTCAGGCCTTCGACGGTGTGTCGCTTGCGCTGCTTCTTCTCAATTCGATTGATGGTGCTGGCGGCCGGGTTATCCGGGCACAGCCCTTTTGCCGCTGCGTGGTTGAAGATGTCGATCAGCAGCGCGCGGCACTGGTTGGCAGTTCGCGGGGTGAGGGCGTCCAGCATCTCCGCGATCATGCGGATCGTGATCTGATCGATGGCTTTGCCGTCGAACTGTTTCCTGAAACGACGGAAATGCACGGCGTACAAGCCCAGCGTTCCTTTTGCGAGTTCCCTCGGCGGCAGAACGTCGCGTTCGTATGCGTCCAGGAAGCCGGCGAACGATTCCGATGTGCTGCCCATTACGGCGCCGACCAGGTCAGCGCCGCGCATGAACTCCAGATTCAACTGCTTCGCGGCATCGATCGCCTTGATCCGGTCAGATCCGAACTGGAACCACTTACCGTCGGTGGGCCGGCGGTAGCGATAGGTCGAGCGCCGCGAATCGAAATACAGGTTCTGCGGTAGGCTCTTGTTCGCCTTGTTGCGCGGCCGTGGGACCATCATGCAGCTCCTTTCAATACCATCGCGACCAGATCATTGCCGTCTGACCGGCTGAAGGCTGTCCAGTCAACGTACCAGAGTTTGCCGATTTGCTCGCCGGGCACCTTGCCGTTTCGTATGTAGTTGCGGATCGCCTGGGGGCAGGGTGGTGTTCCGTTTTCACCCCAGCGCCGGCGCTGGAATTCACTGATCTTGATCAGCTCTTTTTTCATTGGTGATGCTCCATGCCGCGCGTGGCGGCAGAAGGTGGTGATCAGTTGGTCGGAGTGGCCGTGAAGTCTTGGCCGAGTTTCCACGCGATGTAGCAGCGGGTCAGCGCAGCAGCAGGCGCACCCGTAAATCCGACGTGGCCAAATCCCTGGGCCTCGAACTGCGCGCCGTGCCCGAACAGGGTCAAGATTCCTGCCTGCGTCATCTCCTGAATCAAAATCGCTGATTCACCGAGATTCGAATCGGGTCGAAAAGGGAAGGGTTCCCTCACCGCCGATCTGGTGGACTGCGCGGCAATCAATAAGCCGGGGCAGTGGAACAACCAAAGCGTTCTCTCGATCGTCAGGGCGCTGGCGGCTCCTTACGGCGTGCGTGTCAGCAGCGAGATCCCGGAAGGGGCAAAGCTGTCAGACCACACGATCGAACCCGGCGAAACGGTTTTCGAGTCCATCGACCGCCTGCTGACGCTGTTCCGCGTTTTCTCCACCGATGACGCCAAGGGCATGGCCGTGCTCGCCAAGCCCGGGAGCGAGGTTCGGGCGTTCGATGCGCTGGAAGTCGGCAACAACATCCTGGCCGGTGACGCCGCGCTGGACTTCTCGGCGGTGTTTTCCGAATACCAGGTGCTCGGTCAGAAGAGCGGTACCGACGACGAATTCGGCGAGCAGGCCGCAGAGGTGTCGGCGTTGGTGGCGGATCCGCGCGTTGGCCGCAAGCGGGTCATGATCATTCAGGAATCAGGCCAGATGACCAACGAGCTGGCGCAGGCCCGGGCGAACTGGGAGCGCGGCACGCGCATGGGTAAAGCTCTCACCACCAATTACACCGTGCAGGGCTGGCGTCAGTCGAACGGGGCGCTGTGGAAACACAACTCGCTGGTGCGGGTCATTGATCCAATAGTGGGCTTCGATCGCATCATGCTCATCGCCCGTGTGACTTACACGCTCACCGACAGCGGGCAGATCACCAAGTTGGAGGTCGGTCCACCGGACGGCTTCGAGCCAGAACCGCACGACCCGCACAAAGACCGCAAGTTGAAGAAGGGCGGCAATGCCGACAACTTCGAGTACCTCATCCCCGCAGACTACGAGCCGAAAAAATGAGCCTGAAAAGCATGATGGCACGCGGCACGGTTGTGCTGGCTGCGGCCGGGAAGATGATGCAGACGCTGCAGGTGAGGCTGACAGCCGGCGAGCTGAAGGACAACGTCGAGCACTTCGAGCCCTACGGGCTGACCAGCAATCCATTGCCGGGTGCCGAGGTGGTGACAATGTTCCTCGGCGGTGATCGGTCTCATGCGGTGGTCGTGGTTGCGTCAGATCGCCGGTACCGCATCAAGGAACTGGAGTCGGGCGAGGTGGCCATCTACACGGATGAAGGCGACAAGATCCACTTCAAGCGCGGCCGGATCATCGATATCGAAACCGCCACGTTAAACATCAAGGCAACGACCGCGGTGAATTTTGATACGCCGGTCATCAACCAGACCGGGAAGATTCTATCTACCGGTGACCAAGTGGCCGGCGGCGTGAGCCAGATCGAGCATGTTCACATTAACGTTCAGGCCGGTAACGGCAACAGCGGGCCACCCGCAGCGGGGGCCTGATGATCTTTTCTGATGATCGTGAATCCACCCTGACCCGTGCGGTGCTGATCAGTTTGTTTACCTGGCGCCGAGCGCTGACCGATGACCCCGTGGACGACGAAGAGCTGTTCGGCTGGTGGGGTGACAGTTACCCCAATATTGCGGACGACCGTATTGGCTCGCGCCTGTGGCTGTTGCGCCGGGTAAAGCTGACTGACGCCACGCAGCGTGACGCCGAGTTCTACGCAAACGAAGCCCTGCGCTGGTTGTTGGACGACGGCCACGCGATCGCGATCGAGATCAACAGCGAGAAGGCCGAAATCAGTCGCCTCAACCTGACGGTCATCATCACGGTGCCTGGCGGCGATCGCATCGAAATCAAACCTATCTCTTCCTGGCAGGTGATCTATGCCGTTTGAAACACCTTCACTGCCGGTGCTCATCAGTCGCACGCAAATCGATCTGGCCAGCGAATCGCTGCGCCGCTCCGATGCGCAGGTGCTGGCGCGAACCTTGAGTGGCACGGCCTACGGTTTGTACGGATACCTCGACTGGATTGCTGAACAGATCCTGCCGGACAAGGCCGACGAAGAAACCCTGGAGCGCATCGCCGCGCTGCGCCTGAATCGGCCGCGCAACGCAGCTCAACCGGCGGAAGGCAGTGTCAGCTTCAGTGCCGCCGCTGGCGCTGTGCTGGATGTTGATGTCGTGCTGCAGGCAGGTGACGGCCGCATGTATCGCGTGACCACCGGTGTCACCACAACCGCGGGCCCTAACACTGCTGCAATTGAAGCGGTAGAGGCGGGCGCACTTGGCAACGCTGATTCAGGCCTTCAGCTGACACTCGTCCAGCCGGTTGCTGGCGTTACCAACGCGTTCACCGTCATCACCCCGGGTCTGTCAGGCGGAATTGAAAAGGAAAGTATTGAATCGCTTCGCGCGCGTGTGATCCGCTCTTACCGCGTTATCCCGCACGGGGGGTCAGTAGACGATTACGAGACGTGGGCCTTGGAGTTTCCGGGCGTTACCAGAGCATGGTGTCGCGGCAATTATCTGGGGCCCGGCACAGTCGGGCTTTTTGTGATGCGTGACAACGATCCGGTACCCGTGCCGAATCCTGCGCAGTTACTGGAAATCCAGGACTACATCGAGCCGTTGCGGCCTGTGACAGCCGAACTCTACGTTCTGGCTCCGACACTAAAACCCGTCCTTTACAGCATCCACCCTGTGCCCGATACAACCGCAGTGCGCGCAGCTATTACCGCAAGCCTGAAGGACCTGCATGAACGCGAAGCAGGTCTAGGCGACAAGCTGTTGATCTCCCACATTAGGGAGGCCATCAGCGGCGCTGCCGGGGAAACCGACCATTCGCTCACTGTGCCAGCTGCCGATGTGCCCGCGGCTGCCAATGAGCTGCTGACCTTCGGAGGCATCACATGGCTGTAGCGAGAACCGTCGATCAGTACCGCCGCCAGCTTCGCGGCCTCTTACCTGCCGGGCCAGCCTGGGATCCAGAGCTGGTTCCGGAGATAGACCTGGTGCTGAAAGGTGTCGCTGTTGAATTCTCTCGCCTCGACGCCAGGGCGGTAGACCTGCTGAACGAGATGGATCCTTCTGGCGTGAGCGAGCTAGTGCCCGACTGGGAGGCAGTTATGAACCTGCCGGATCCGTGCCTAGGCCCGAACCCAGCTTTTGAGGATCGCCCCTTGGCTGTTCGTCGGCGACTCGTAGAGGTAGGCGGGCAGAGTAGGGCGTATTTCATTGAAATCGCGGTAAACCAGGGCTACCCCGATGCGACTATCACCGAACATCGAGCGCCGCGGATGGGGCGTTCTCGTTTCGGGTTGGCTCATTTCGGTACTTGGAAAGCGCAATTCATATGGACTCTAAATACCGGTGGCCGCCAGCGGCAAGGCCGTCGTTTTGGCGTCAGTTACTGGGGTGAGCGTTTCGGCGCGAACCCTGGCAACCCCCTCGAATGCACCATCCGACGCCCGTCGCCGGCCCACACTGTTGTGCACATCAATTACGACTGAGAGGTAAAGACGTGGATTATCCGATTAGCGTGCCCAGTATTGGGCTGGTGAATGGGAAGTTTGTAAACGAAGACGCAGTTGCGGGCACGCCGGGCTCTTTGATTCCTGCTGAATGGGGGAACGCAGTCACGGAAGAGTTGCTTAATGTAATCAAGGCGGTTGGACAGGTTCCGGCAGAAGCGGATTTAACCCAACTACTTAAGGCCATCAAAGGGATTGTTCAGTCAGCGTCGACTAACTATGCCGCCGATACTGGTACTGCTGGCGTTTACAAAGCAGCTTTTACGCCTGCTATTACTGCACTAAGTGACGGTCTTGTAGTTCGTATCAAAGTCAAGACGGCAAACACGGGCGCAAGTACCTTTGCTCCAGACGGTGTTGCTGCAAAGCCAATAGTCGGTTCAGCGCATGCACCTCTTCAAGGCGGCGAGCTTGCAGCCAATGGATATGCTTGGCTTCAGTACAATAGCTCTGTGGCTGCTGGTTCTTGGGTGCTGGTTGCATGTAGTGGTGGAGCATTCCAAGTTGGAAACGCTTCGCAAAGTTCGCAAGCTACCACCTTGGGTCAGACACTGGGGGGCGGTGCAGCAACACTTGCAGCTCCTGTAAGAGCTGTTGGGCAAACTTATAACAACTTAACGGGTAGGCCTTTATGGGTGTGTGTGTATGTAGGTTCTGGAAGTGGTAATGGAACCACGGGATCTGGATATGCATTGTCCGTAGGTGGTGTTGTTATATGTGGAATGCTTGGCCCCGCCGGCTCGGGTCAAAATATTTCTGGCAGTGTCACTGCTATTGTTCCTCCGGGTGCTTCATATGTACTGAACAATGCTGGTAATGGTAGCGGATTTGTCTCTAAGTGGAGTGAGTATTGATGCGGGATTTTATCGATACATCAAATAATTCAATATGGTCGTTTGATGATGATGTGGTATTTGAGATTGAAGAAGGTATTTATACGTTCTACACCGCGTCTGGCGTCAAGGTTGTTAACGTTCCGACTACGCTGACCCCCTACACTCCACCAGTAATAACACAAGAAGAGGCTGCAGCGATTGAGAAAAAACGCCTTTGGCGAGTCCGTCAACAAGATGCTCTTGTAGCCTTGGTTGCTACGGATACTGTCGCGCTTCGCTGCTTTAAAGCAGGAGCCCCATATCCGCAAGACTGGAACGAATACACTTGGGCGCTACGAAATATCTTAAGCGCTGACGATGGTAATCCTTCAGAACCTTTTCCTGTTAAACCTGACTATCCAGAAAATACTTAAATCAATTTATCGGCCTAGCGTACATGAATCGCTTTTCAAGATAATTGTATGATAGCGACGAAGCTAGGGCCGTGAATGTGATCGCAATCACAAAAGATATAAGCATTTGCATGTAAGGTATAGTAGAAAGTTGCTTTGCATAGATTGCTATTAACGGATACATAGGGAGGTGCCAAATGTAAATGCTGTAGCTATATCGGCCTATGGTAGTCATTGGGCTGGATTCTAGAAGTCTAATAGGTATTGTGTTTTTATCTAAGTTTGCAACTGAAAATATGATCATTGCGGACGCAGCAGCAATTGCTGTGTAGCCGAATGACTGAAGCCAGCTTATCGACTTAAATGGTAGTTCGTGTTGTGTTGTTGTGAACAATATAGCTAGAAGTAAGCATGAGCCAAAAAGTCCGATGGGCTTTATATGCTTTAGATATTTGGCTGGGTCGAGTGTGGCAATTAAAACCCCGAACGCGAGCGAGTCGCCGCGGCATAGTGTGAAGGCGTATATAGCATTGTCGAAGTTTTGCGGAGCAATAAACATCAAGATCATCCTTGATGTGATCGCTATTAGCACTGCGATAATTGCTGTCGTTCTTGCTGATCGCGTTATCGCGAGTGCGACAGGGAATGTGATATAGAATTGCCATTCAAGCGCGAGTGACCAAAAGTGTACTAGTGTGATGTAGTTCCCACCTAGTGCTGATCGTTCACCAAATATTGTCGGAGTATTTGATGATAAAGTCCAGATTAGGTATTGATTATCTAAAATTTTTTGATCTATTGAGAAGGCATAAAGAGTTGATATGCAAATAATTGAGCATGCTAGATAGGCCGGGAGAAGTCTTTTTGCGCGTTTTGCTATGTATGCTGCATATGTCTTAGGTGATGAAATTGGATTTCTTAATAGCATCTTCGCTATTAGATAGCCAGACAGCACAAAGAAAATATCAACTCCAACCCATCCAACAGAAAAAACGCCCCAAGGAACAGATAGTAGTGTTGCATTTTTTAATTCTGGAAAAAAATTTGAATAGTGAAAGAATGTAACAAGCAAAACGGCTATTGCACGTAGCCCATCTAGCCCTTTGATGTATTGAACACTTTCCTTGTTGTAGTTCATTAAATAACTTTTCTGGTTGTCGGATGGTCGGCGCCATTCTAGCGCGAGGCGCTATCTCTCAGGAGGAAAAATGCCCATCACTGCACAACAACTGCTGCAGATCCTACCGAACGCCCGCACTCAAGCGGGCGTTTTTGTTTCCGCGCTCAACACTGCCATGCAGCACTACCAGATCGTTGGCCCCGAACGCGCCGCGGCGTTTATCGCCCAAATTGGCCATGAGTCTGGACAGCTGTGCTACGTCCGTGAAATCTGGGGGCCGACCGCTGCACAGCGCGGTTACGAAGGTCGTGTAGACCTGGGCAACACCGTGCCGGGCGATGGCCGTAAGTATTGCGGGCGCGGCCTGATCCAGATCACCGGTCGGGAAAACTACGCCAAGTGCGGCGAGGCGCTGGGCCTCGACCTGATCAGCCATCCCGAGCTGCTTGAGCTGCCGCAGCATGCCGCGATGTCGGCGGCATGGTTCTGGAAGCAGAAGGGGCTGAACGATTTGGCCGATCGGAACGAGTTCATCACCCTCACTCGACGGATCAACGGCGGGCTGAACGGATTGGCGGATCGGCTGGCGCTGTGGGAGAAGGCCCGGGCGGTGCTGGCGTGAACGTCCCATGGCGATTGCTCGGCCTGTTGGCGCTGGTTCTCGCCGGCTTCGGCGCCGCCTGGCAGTTTCAGAACTGGCGCTACGGTCAGCAACTCGCAGAGCAGGTGCGACAGCACGCCGAAACCCTCAACCAACTGACACAGGCGGCAGCCACCGCGCAGCAGGCCGAGCAGGACAAACGCCTCGCGCTCGAGCAGCGCCTGGCGGCCAGCGAGCAAACCCACTTCAGGAAAATGACTGATGCTCAACGTGACCAAGATCGCCTGCGCGATCGCCTTGCCACTTCTGATCTGCGGCTGTCAGTCCTACTCGATGCAAGCGACGCCGCCAAAGGCTGTGGTGTGCCAGCCACCGCCGGCGCCGGCGGCGTGGATCATGCAGCCGTACGAGCCCGACTTGACCCGGCGCATGCTCAACGAATTATCGCCATCACCGACACCGGTGACCGGGGGCTGATCACGCTGCAGGCGTGTCAGGCATATGTGCGCAGCCTAGTGCACTGATGGCTCCGATCCATATTGTTCTAAACGAGAAAGCCTATCGTCAAGGGGGGCTTAGGTGTCAAATTACTTTTCTTAAGATGGGGGTCTTTGATATGACTGCTACAATAGAGAAGCTTATAATTCCGACAATCAATGCTTGGGCTGGAAGTCTGAGTAACAAAGGTATTGACAGCATCGTCCAGTCGTACATGTCGCACACTAAATAAATAATAGCTACATGGCAAAGATAAACACCGAAGGTAAGGCTGGACAGGTATGAAGAGGCTTTCTGTGTTTTTGATAGTGCGCTGTTAAAGTTTTTGGCTATGTAGAATATTGATGCTGACATGATAACGACCAGAGGTGTTTTGAATTCCCAGTAGTCTTGTGTAATCGCCTTTTTTGCAGAGCTATCAAACAATACAAGGAAAAACATGGCAGTCGCGCTGGTGGCGAAGGCAAGTATAGATAGTTTGGTTAATGGCTTGCTTTCTCTTGTGTTATAAAGAATGTATCCAAGAGTGAAGTAGCCGGAGTAGTTATAGAACTGGGGTATCTCATTTACGAAATACCATGACCCGAAATTTGCAGGTATGTCTATTCCAAAAAGTCTTATATATGGGAGCAAAGAGGCAAACAAAAACCATATGGATGTGTAATAAATCAGGGTTGATTGCTTCCTGTCTTCGCTGATTGCTGACAGCACCGGCACCAAAAAATAAATGCCAAGAATCGCGTACACAAACCATAAGTGTCCTGCGGCTGGTGTGAATATCACGTTTGCAACGGCGCTGGAGAAGCTAAAGTCTTCCAGTTTGGAGTTTATGAATAAATAGAATGTGTAATAAAGTACAGACCAAAATACTAGCGGAATAATTATCTTTGAGAGTCGCTTCTTAAAAAAACTCGATATATCTTCTGCTCTTCTCAAGAGAAGTGCTCCGGACACCATGAAGAATATAGGTACGCAGAATCTAGTTAATGATGAGTATCCTATTACGGAGTTCCATCCCGGCGTTCCATAGGTGTAGTAGTGCATGCAGACGTGATAGAGAATTACCGCTAGTACTGACACTACTTTAAGAGTGTCCGTATAGATGATTCTGTTGTGCACGATTCGCTCCTGCGACTTCGGATTTTTTTATATTTGTACCGTATTGTGTCGGCAATGATACACGTTATTTCTGTGCTGAGTTAAACCTATCCAGCGCTGCGGAGGCTTGGTTCCGAGTACTGATCGCGCTGCAGGCGTGCCAGGCTTATGTCAGAGCACTGGCGCCCGCACACTATGAGTGAGGTCACCGGATCGGTTGGCCAGTCCGCACGCTGATCCCTGTAGCTGCTTCATGCTTTGTGCTTAGTTCGCTGATGTGCTTGTCCTTGGACATCAACTGCCAGTTGCTTTTGGTTTCGATATCGGTGGCTTTCCGGTTTGCGTCGGCAGCCTCTGACCTTGCCGCGGCCAGTTGCGTGCGGAGTTGATCGCGTTCAATTGCGACGGCGGGGTGCATCTCGACCAGCTCGAATATCTGCTCCCTGGACTGGCGAAGCTGCAGGTTCAATTCTTCAAACTCATTTTCGTAGAGAGCGAGCTGAGGCCGGCAGGTCTCGAGCGGAGTCGGGCAACCAAGCCAGTCGTCGGTATTTTCGATATCAAAAGAATCCACGGAAGCGCCTTGCTTATACTGTTTGGATATGCAGTAGTCTAGGTGCGGATTATGGGCGAGGATGAAGCGACGAGCTGTAGGGTTTTGGATTGGTATTCAGTCGGCAGGAAGCCGGAGACGTGTGCGCAAAACCTCCTCTGGAGGCCGCGTGTTTTCGTTTGCATAAGCACAAAAATCTGGATGTTTTGCTACCCTCAAAAAGGGCTGTTATCCTTATAAAACAATTGCTTGGGTCGCTACAGTCCCCAGCATGGGGTGCTAGGGGTAGAGTGTTCGAATCACTCCGTCCCGACCATATAATTCAATGACTTAGCCCAATCTGAAAAGATTGGGCTTTTTCATGCGCAGTGATTTTTGCTCTCTATAGAAGAGCATTTCCCGTCAGCTTCTTTCACTCGCCGTTTTCTGCGCCGAATCGATGCAAAGCGAATAAAAAGTTTGCTGAAAGTCAGCCACCACCTTCTCCTGCTTCCTCGCGTCCGACTCCCTAGGCATGTCGTAGGCCTGCCCGATCAAGGCTTTGTACAAACTACCCACATACTCGCTCTCCTTTCCTGCGTTGTCGGCCAGTTCCAGGACGGAGGAGAGGGGCACGCCTCCTTGCCTGGCTTTCATGATGGCTTTGGCCGAATTTTCGACTCGCTGGCACTCTTCCAGATATTCGCTGGGCAAGGGTGCGCTGTGCGCTGCAAAGCTGAAAGTGAGGAGTATTGCCGTTGTCGCCAGAAACCGATTGAACATGGCACGCCATCCCTGAATGTTGGCCGGGAACGTTAGCAT